TGACGCCGGCTGAAGCCAAGGCCGCCGCCGATAAGCTTATGGGCACGGAAGCGTTCATGAAGCGCGACCATCCTGAACACGAGGCGACGGTGCGCAAGGTGAACGAGTATTTCGCGATGCGCTTCGACAACAAGACCGACGTGCGCCGCGGCGCGATCGTCGGGAACTGATTTCAGAACAAGAGGGCGGGCAGGGCTGTGATGCCTCCGCTACGAGCCGGGTAAGACCGGCCGCCTAGTCGCGCGTCAAGCGGCAAGGACCAGCCTCCGGTTCGCCGGGCAGGGCGTCCGCTGATCATCCCAACCCAGCGGAGACATTCACATGTCTACTCAAGTCACTACCGCATTCGTCCAGCAGTACGGGGCGACTGTGCAGATGCTTGCCCAGCAGAAGGGCTCCAAGCTTCGCTCGCTGACGCGCACCGAAACCGTCGTCGGTAAGCAGGCTTTCTTTGACCAGGTCGGCGCCACGTCGGCTCGCCGTCGCACGACCCGGCACAGCGACACGCCACGCATCGAAACGCCGCACAGCCGGCGTCGGTGCGCGCTTGAAGACTTCGATTGGGCCGACCTGATCGACCAAGAAGACAAGGTTCGTCTTCTGATCGACCCGACGTCGTCCTATGTGAAGGCTGCGGCGAACGCCATGGGTCGCGCGATGGACGAAGTCGTCGTCGATGCGATGCGCGGCACGGCCTATACCGGTGAAACCGGCTCGACCACGCAGGCCCTCGGTTCGGGTCAGAAGGTTGCGCAGGGCGGTGCAGGCCTCAATATCGCGAAGTGGATCAACGCGAAGAAGATCATGGACGCGGCGGACGTCGATTCCGAAGGCCGCCACATCGCCATGACGGCCGAGCAGCTTGAAGACCTCCTGAACCTGACGCCGATCATCTCGGCCGACTACAACACCGTGAAGGCGTTGGTGGGCGGCGAGATCGACACCTTCCTCGGCTTCAAGTGCTGGCAGGTCAACGGTCTGCGCATCGACGGCACGAAGATCCTGCCGTTTGTCACCGGCGCCGACCGCGCCGTCATGGCGTGGCAGCAGGACAACGTCGTTCTCGGCCTCGGTGCTGAACCGTCTGCTCGCATCAGCGAGCGTGCGGACAAGAACTACGCGACGCAGGTCTTCTACAGCATGTCGATCGGGGCAACCCGCATGCAGGAAGTCGCCGTCGTCGAAATCTCGTGCCTCGAATAATCAGCTCGGAAAAGGAGAACCACCATGGCTGCACTTTACGGCACCTACACCGGCGCCCGCACGACAACTCCGCCGAGCCAAATTGACGGCGGCGTTCAAGGCGCGCGCGTCCGTGTCTATCGCGAGAAGATCACCCTCGCGGCGCAGACGGCATCGGACACGATCACGATCGGCTACCCGCTCAAGGGCGAAAGCTTCTTGTTCGGCACGCACACGACGGGCACCTCGTTGGGCTCGTCCACGGTCGCGGTCGGCATTTCCGGCGCCACGGCTAAGTTTAAGGCTGCGGCGACCTTCACCACCACCTTGACCCCGACCCTGTGGGGCGCGGTTGCGGCGATCACGGATCTCGATCCGCTCTCGGCGGGTGTCGAGGTGTTCATCACCATCGCTGCCGCGACGATGCCCGGCTCGGGCACGTACTTCACCGACATGTACTTCTGCGCCACGTAGGCGCGGCTTGAGTGAGACGGGCGGGGCTGATGTCCCGCTCGGTTTGATTCCAACCGCGAGGTGTCATGCCGACCTTAGGCGAGTACAGCGAAGTCGCGATCTGCAACATGGCTTTGGCCGAGATCGGCCGCGGCGCGCAGATCACAGACATCAACGAAGCGAGCCAAGCCGCGCGAGCGTGCAAGCTGCGCTACCCGTATGCGCGCGACGCATGCCTGAGAGCCTATGACTGGAACTTCGCCGCGGCGCGCGCCGAACTGGCAGCGAACGCGACTGCGCCCGCTTGGGAGTTCGCAAAGGCCTACGACCTCCCCGCCGACTGCCTACTCGTGCGCGAAGTCTATGAAGGCAATGCGGAGAAATGGGTCGTAGAGGGACGGCAAATCCTGACCGACATGGGCGACCCGATCTACATCAAATTCACGAGGCTCATCACCGACACGGCGCGGTTCGATCCTCTGTTCGTCGAAGCGCTCGCGGCGCGCGTTGCCTCCGACATCGCCGTGCAGCTGAGCGAGAGCGTCTCGCGCGCGCAGGGCCTTTGGCAGGTCTACCAAGCCAAGCTCGCTGAGGCGAAGCGGCGCGATGCGCAGGAAGGCCAGCCCGACAACATGCCTCAGGGCTCGTGGGTCTCGTCGCGCAATGACGGTGGCTTTCAGCCGTATCGCGACTGGGACGGCTCGTAGCCTTTGGCACGTACCGTCACGATCCATCCGAGCTTCGGCGGCGGCGAAATCTCGCCGCGGCTCTACGGCCGCGCTGATCTTCAGAAGTATCAGGCCGCCGCGGCTGCGATCCAGAATTACATCGTCCGCCCCGAAGGCGGCCTTCAGCGCCGCCACGGCACCCGCTTCGCTGGCGAGACCAAGGATCACACCAAGCGCTCACGCATGATCCGGTTCGTCTTCTCGACGATACAGGCTTACATGCTTGAGTTCGGTGACGCCTACATTCGGGTATGGAAAGATAACGCGCCGGTCACGTCGGCCACCAACAGCATCACGAACATCTCTCAGGCGGCGACGGCGGTGCTGACCTATTCCGGTGCCGATAACTTTGCGAACGGTGACCGGGTCATCGTGACGTCCGTAGTCGGCATGGGGCAGGTGAACAATCGCGAGTTCACGGTTGCGGGCCTGAACGCCGGCGCGAACACGTTTCAGCTGTCAGGCGTCAACTCGACCGGATATGACGCCTACACCTCGGGTGGCAGCGTCTCGAAGATTTACGAGATCGTTTCGCCGTATCTCGAAGCCGATCTCGATTCGATCTACGTCACGCAATCTGCTGACGTGTTGTACATCGCGCACCCGAGCTACGCACCGCGAACGCTGACGCGCACCGCGCACACGTCGTGGACGCTCGGCACCTACGGATTGAGCAAGGGGCCATTCGCGCCGCTCAACACCGATTCATCTGTCCGCGTCTGCGTCGGCCACACCGACGTCGCGAAGAACTATCGGCCCGGCAAGTCGACGACCATTCGCGCGAACGCGGATATGTTCACGGCGGACCACGTCGGCTCGCTGTTCTACATGCGCGAGATCCTTCTCGACCAACTCGCCGTGTCCCCGTGGCAAGCGTCGCAGGCGCGCGGCAGTGTCGGCGATCAGAAGTCGAACGACGGCAACGTCTACGAACTAATCCAGGTCGGCGCCGGCACGGTCGCCGGTCAGGTGGCGCCGACGCATACCGAGGGCGACGCGTGGGACCATCCCGTTGGTGCGGTCGACTATTGCAAGTGGAGATACCTTCACAGCCGGACGGCTGTGTTCAGGATCACCGCCTACACCGACGCCAAGACCGTCACGGCGGACATTGTCACGCAGTGCCCCACGGGCTTGAACCAGCCGACGCGCACGATCACGGGCGCCGCGAACGACGGGTCGGGCAATATCCGCATTACGTCGGCCGCGCACGGTTACGTCGATGGCGACTATGTGTTAATTCAGAACGTCGCCGGCACGACCGAGGCCAATGGCTATTGGCAGATCGAAGACGTCGCGGCCAACACCTTCGACCTCGTCGGGTCGGCCTTCGTCAACGCCTACACGGCCAACGGATCGTCACGCAGGTTTGCAACGTGGCTTTGGGCTCTCGGGGCCTTCAGTGCTGAACGTGGGTATCCGGCCTGCGTCGCGCTGCACGAGCAACGGCTTGTGTTCGGAAACACCGAGGCGCAGCCGTTCGGCTTGTGGGCGTCGAGGTCGGGCGATTATCCGAACTTTTCGATTGGCACGCTTGACGACGACGCGATCAGTTACAACATCGCCGCGAACCAGGTTGACCCTATCCGCTGGATTGCGTCGGCCGCTGACCTTGTCATTGGCACCTTGGCTCAAGAGCTTGCCGCATATGGTGGTGGGCTTGGTGATCCGATCACGCCGACAAATACGCGCATCGTTCCTCAATCGGGCGAAGGCTCAAACGCGGCTCAACCCGTCAAGGTCGGCACCGAGCTGATCTTCGCGAACCGCGCCGGCCGCAAGCTGTTTTCGCTGGCCTACGGTAGCGCAGGCAATGCGTATGCGGCGCGCGATCTTCTTGAGCTGGCCGAACACCTCACCGGCCCCAGCAAGACCATCAAGGCCATGGCCTGGGCGAAGAACCCGTCTTCGACCCTGTGGGTGTTGCTGTCGGACGGGACGCTGATTGCCGGCACCTACCGGCCCGATCAAGAGTTCATCGCCTGGGCACCGCAGCCGATCACGGGTACCGTCGAGAGCATTGCCGTCATCCCGTCGGTCGGTGGGACGGTCGACGAACTTTGGATGGTCGTCAACCGCACGATCAACGGCGGGACGAAACGTTACGTCGAATATCTTGCCGCGCCGTTTGAGCCGACCAGCTCGACCGACAAGAACGACATGGGCTACGTCGACTCAGGATTGCGCTACAGCGGCTCTGCCGCGTCGAACTTCTCAGGGCTATGGCACCTCGAAGGCCAGACGGTGAAGGTCGTGGCGAACGGTGCGCTGCATGGCGACGTCGTTGTGACGAACGGCAAGATCACGCTCGACGGGTCGTATACGAACGTGTGGGCAGGCTTGGCCTTCACGTCGAGGCTTCGCACCCTTCGTCTTGAGGGGGCCTCTATGGGCTCGTCGATGGGCAGGACGAGGCGAACGGCGCGCGTTTCGGTGCTGGTGCATAACGGCATCGGCGGCAAGTGCGGGCCGTCGAACGAAACCATCATGGAAGAACTGGTGCGGCGCGATGCGTCGGACCCGACCGATGCTTCACCGCCGATGCGGTCGGGGATCTTCGACGTGTTCCCGGCGGGTGATTTCGATTTGGACGGGCAGTTGGCGGTCGTTCAAGACGAGCCGATGCCTCTCGACATTTTAGCCGTGATGCCTCTTCAGAGCGTCAGCGAGGGTTAGGGTATGTGTGTTTCAGGCGCGATGATGGAAAGCAGCGCGTATATCCTGCAGGGCATCAGCGACAACCAGCAGGGCAAGCAGCAACAGCGCGCGCTTGAGGCTGAGGGTCGCTCTGCCGTCATGGCGGGGAACGATCAAGCGGCGGGTATCCGTGACGAAGGTCGGCGCATCGAAGGTGCGAACCGTGCGCGGCTCGGCTCGTCTGGCGTCGACATGGGCTCTGCATCGGCGCAGGTGATCACGGAAGAGAATGCGCGCGCGAGTGAGCGTGACGCGCTGCTGGCGATCTACGGCGGGCAGGTGACGAAGCATGCGCGCGACTTCGAAGGCAAGCAGGCGCGGCACGCCGGCAAGATGTCGTTGATCAATTCCGGGATCAAGGCTTACGCAACGATCGAGAAAGCTGCGGCTAAGGCGGCTTCGGGCGGCATGGGCTGATGGGGCAGGAACTCTATCAGCGCGGCCTACGCGTCCCGGTCGTTCAGGCGCCGACCATTCAGCGTGTCGACGTGTCGTCGGGCTTGCAAGCGGCGGCTGACGCCGGTTACGAGACCGAAGGCATGCTGGAACGCAAGGCGCGCGAAGACGCGGCCGTGTGGGCAGGCATGCAGTCGGCTAAGGCCAGGTCGGAATGGCTTCAGCGTGTGCGCGATGCGCGCGACAAGGGCGAGGTCGCCGACGGCTTCAAGGACCAGATCGAAACCGAGTTCAAGACCTACCAAGACGAAACCATTGCAGCCGCGCCGGCCTTCGCCAAAGATGCGATGCGCATTCACCTGACGAACATCGGTAGCGACCTCGGCAACGCCGCGCTCGATGCTGAAAGCGATATGCGCATCACGCGCCGCACCGGCCAGGCTGAGCAGATGCTCAACAGCTGGGGCAACATCATCGCGACCGACCCTAGCCAGTTTAAGAAGGGCTGGGAGCAAAGCGGCGCGGTGCTCGGTGGGCTTCAGCTTCCGACCGAAGTGAAACAGAAGCTAGAAATTGCGCGCCGGGGTCTGGCCTCACAAGCCATCTCCAAGATGTCAGAGACAGACCCCGGTCGCGTGATACGTGAACTCGATGCTGGGCAGTGGAACGAGTACCTAGACGCTGACGACCGCAAGGGTTTGTATAACAGCGCGCAACGCGAGCAGAAGCAGCGCATTTCGGAAGCGAAGGCGAAAGCCGCCGTCGCGCGCGCCGAGAACTTCCAAGACGCCGCCGACCTTGCGCAGTCCGACCTTCTCGCGCGCCGGATGACAGGCAAGGGTGTCGACGCGAAGGGCCTCGCAACGATCCGCGCCGGCTTCACGGATAAGCAGTGGGAAAAGTACCAGAGCACCGCAGCCAAAATGGACGCGACGTTCAAGGTGACGGGCGACATGCGCTCGCAGTCTTACGCCGAGATTCAGCAAACGCTTCAGAAGTCGAAGCCGTCGCTCGCCGCTGACGGCACGGCGCCGGCTGACTACGCCGACCAGGTCGCCGCGCACAACGAAGCGCAGAAGATCGCCGCCGACATTCTGAACGATCGCAAGAACGATCCGGCCTCGGCTGCGCGCGATGCGTTCCCCGACGTCACGCTCGCGTGGCAACAACAGAACGATAACCCAAGCGATCCCGGCCACCTTCGCGTGGCGATCAGGAAGACGCTTGCGGCACAGTCGGCAATGGGAATTGCGGCCGACAAACAGAAGCCTTTGCCGGCGCAGATGGCCGCTTCGATCGCAGGCGAGATCCGCGGCGCGCCGCCCGATCGCGCGGCGCAGTTGCTGCAGGACACGGCCGCGAAGTTCGGTGCGGACTGGCGCAAGGTCTACAGCCAAATTGCGCCGCAACTCGATGCGAACTCGGCTGTTGCCGCGACGCTGTCGCCGAACATGGCGGCCGTGCTTCTTGAGGCGTCGCGGACTGCGGGTGCGAGCGGTAAGGCTGGCAGCGGTGTCGATGAGTTGCGCAAGTCTCTCGGCGTGCCAGCGAGCGGTGTAGGCAGCGCGACGGCGATAATTGCAGAGGATGAAGACTTCAAAGATTTCCGTCGCGCCATGTTTTTCAAGGGCCAGGGCGGCACCGTTGGCGTGAAGTGGGCTGAGGGGACCGAAACCCTGGCTGTAGCTCTCAAGGCGCGCAACGGCATCAGCATCGAAGAGGCGACGCAGACAGCAATCAAGGAGACGGTGACCTCGAAATACAATTTCGGTCGCGTCAACAGTGTGCCGTTCGTCACACCCAAGCATGTCGACGCAGGCGCGGCCGAGGCGTCGGCGCGCCAGATCATGCAGACGTTCAAGGGCGATGACGTTGATCTTCCCCGCCCACTCGACGGGGCCGTGCCGGTTGCGGACACGCGCGGCGCCTATGTCGATGCAATCCGCCGTGATGGGTATTGGATCACGACGACGGGCAACAAGGGGCTCGAACTGTGGGTCGGCGGCGCGCCGGTCACGCATAAAGGGCAGCGCATCACGCGGACGTGGGACCAATTGTCTGATGTATCCATTGCGCCGCCTACCAACAGCTACGGCGCGGCGAAGGTCGGCAAATAGTGGCTGACGCTTTCGACCTCCTCGACGACGCGGTGACGACCGATAAGGGGTCGATCACGGATTACACCGCGTCGCGTGGCGAATTGTTTGGGGCTGGGTTTCAAGAAAGCTTCGAAGCCTACAACCCGACGGCCTTGCTGGGTCGGCAAATGCGCTACCTCGACGAAGACCTTAATTCGCTGACCGGCCAGAGCGAGCGCGTCGACCAGAAAACCGCACAAGCCGAAATCGCAAAGCGCGGCCTCGACCTCAAGGTTCCTGTCGGCGGCATGACGCGGCATGAGCTCGACATGCTGCAATATCTGAAACAGCGCGAGCTTGCGCGCCAGCAAACCTATGCACGACCGCGCCCGATCGGCGGCACAGCATCGTTGCTGACCGGTGCGCTTGCCGGGTCGGCAGTCGACCCGATCAACGTGGCGTCAGCCTTCATCCCTATCGTTCCAGAGGCGCGGTATGCGCAATGGCTGGCGCGTGCAGGGGAGGGGGCGTTTGCTCGTGCGGGTGTTCGTGCGGGGGCTGGTGCGATCGAGGGTGCCGCTGGCGCGGCGATCATTGAACCGATCGTCTACGCAGGCGCGACGTCAGAGCAAGCTGACTATGGGCTGATGGACAGCTTTATGAACGTCACGCTGGGCGGGGTGCTCGGTGGCGGGCTGCATTCAATCGGCGGGGCGATTTATGATCGCGCGGCAGGGTCGAAATTGCCGCCGCCTGAGGTGCTTGACGTTGCCGCTCCGGCGCCTGACCACGTCAAGCGTGACGCGCTACAGGAGATGGTGGCGGCGCACGAGCAGGGCGACATCGGGGATGTAGAGCACATCTTCCATGCGTGGCACGGCTCGCCCCACACGTTCGAAAAATTCGACATCACGAAGATCGGTAAAGGCGAAGGCGGCCAGGCTTTCGGCCACGGCCTGTACTTCGCGCAAAGCCCCACGGTCGCCGAAAACTATCGCCGCGACTTGGCAGTGGTGAGCGCCGCCGATGTGCGTAGCCAGGGCGATGCGGTGGCGTGGCTGCGCGGCGGGCGCAAGGGCGAAGTGGGCGACAGAGCGATGAAAGACATCGCGGCGGCTGAAGAGGATTTCTTGTACTTCGAAAAGCGCAAGGCGTCGGACGAAGAACTCGCGAAATATCTTGAAGACGGTGTCGAGGCCGGGCAAGGCGCGGTCTACAAGGTCGCCATCAAGGCTCACCCTGAGCGTCTTTTGGATTGGGACGCGCCGCTCAGTGAGCAGTCCGCGTTCGTCAAGCGTGCGCTTCGTGACGCGGGCTACATCGCGCCTGGCATGGATATCGATAAGTCGGCCATGCTCGGCAAAGAGATCGTCAACAACGCCGACCCGCAGCAGCTAGCCGCGGATCTTCGGGCGCAGGGCGTCAAGGGTATCCAGTATTTCGACGCGGTGTCGCGCCAGGAAGGGGCGGGTACGCGCAACTTCGTCGTGTTCGACGATAAGGACGTCAACATCGTCTCGCGCAACGGCGAGCGCATCGGCCCCCGCGGTCTCTCCGACCTGATCCCCGAGGCCCGCGCAGATCGCACGGAAGACGCTTTCACCCGTCAGTTTGTTGAAGACGGCCGCGCACCGGCACCGAAGCCAGAGCCGAAGGACGACATTGCGCGCGCCAAGGCTGACGAAGCGTACTCGAATGAACTCGTCGACGAGTTTCGTTCTGAGGGGCGGTTGACGGAAGAAGATGAGGCGGGTCTGAAGGCGATCGGTGATGCCGTTAAGCGCGCCGAACTGAAGGCGAAAACCTACGAGGCCGCTGCGGCCTGCCTTGGTGTGGCATGACGAACGCGACGAAGCTTTGCATCCGCGGCCGTATCGGTGACGAGGGGCAGCAATTCAGCGACGACGAATTAGACGAGGTCATTGAGCAGCTTGAGGGTCGCCGTCGCGCTCGCGCGCAAGAGGGTCGCCCCGACACCGGCATAACGGGCCTGCGCGATGATGCTGCGCGCCTGGCCTATCAACTGAAACTGGACGCCGCCGTCACGAAGCGGAACAAGGCCGGCGACCTTGTCAAAGCGGTTGCCGCTCGTCAGCGCATTGCGAAGTTCAGCCTTGGCAAGTCGACCGCTGGCACGGGCGCGACGGTCAAGGAGACCGTCAAGACCGTTGGCGGGAAGAAGTATGTTGAGCGCGCGCCGGGCGGCATGGATGATGTGCAGGGCATTGAGGCGCAGATTTCGAAGTCGAACAAGCGCGTCGACGAAGCGCACGTCTCGGTCGAGAGCCAGACGGAGAACTACCGCAACGAGTTCTTAGGGGAGATGTTCGCCGAGCTTCAGCGCGAAGGGATGCTGATCTACCTACAGGCGCGCAAGATTCTTGGCGTCGGCTTCGGCCCCGGCCCTATTGACCGGCCAATTGCTCGCGAAGTGTGGGAACTGAACAAGGTGGACGGCAAGCCGGGCATCACCGGCTCGCCCGAGGCGCTGAAGATCGCGCGCATCGTGCATAACCATATGGAAAATGCGCGCATCAAAATGAACCGCCAAGGCGCGTGGATCCAGGAGTTAACAGGCTACATCGCGACGCAGTCCCACGACCGGCTGAAACTTATGCGCGCCGGCTATGACGAATGGTTCGCTTTCGTCGCACCGCGCATGGACATGCAGCGGACCTTCGGCAAGCGCCTGGAGATCGATGCGCTCGACAAGGCGATGCGCGAAATCTACCAGACGCTAACCGCTGGCCGGGTGATCGACGACCTACCCGTGGGGCCGCAACTCGACTTTGGCGTGAACGTCGCGAAGAAGGAAAGCCAGCACCGCGTCATCATCCTGAACGACGCTGATGCGTGGATGGATTACAACGACACGTTCGGGTCAGGATCGCTGTTCACGGCAGTGCAGAACACGATGAACAAGGCGGCGCGCACGGCGGGCCTGCTGTCGATCACCGGAACGAACCCCGAAGCGTTCTTCAAGGGACAGATTGCCGAACTCGCCAAGCTGAACCGCGGCGACGTGAAGGTGGTGCAGAGGCTTGAGGGTACGCGCCTGCAGCGGTTGATCGACGTGGCGACGGGTGAGGTTGACCGGGTCGAGGATCCAAGCTTCGCCGCGCTTGGGCAGATGGTGCGCGAATACGAGAGTGTCACTGGCCTTGGTGGTGCCTTGCTGTCGTCGGTGACG